ACTCTATCCATAGGTGCGGGAAATTCTAATAAAAGCCTTGGGCGGTATTTTATGGATAACAAACTCATAAAAGAAATAAAACTCTTGCGCCGCAAGGGTATGAAAGATGATGAAATTGCAGGCGTGCTCGGAATAAGTAAAAGCACAATTTCGTATAATTGCCCAAAAAGAGGAGCGCGAAAAAGCAATACATTACGGAAAGCTAAGGCAAAAGAACTTGCGATGTCCGGAATGAATCTCATAGATGTTGCGGATGAATTAGAGATTGCGCGCTCAACAGTTTATCTTTGGTTTGCGAACGATAAAGAAATATCGTCATTGAAAAAAACAAAGTTCGTTTGTCCTGTTTGCGGGAATAAATTTGAAAAACGCGTTAAAACGCAGAAATATTGCTCTGATAGATGCAGTAGAAAAGCCAACAAAACAACATCGGAACACATAAGGCGCGTTAGAAAGAAAAGCCAAATAATCGATAAAGACATAACGCTCGAATCTTTATATAAAAGAGATTCGGGCGTTTGCCATATTTGCGGCTTAGTGTGCAATCTTGATGATTACGTTATGAGAGATAGAAAGAAAATAGTTGGTGATTGGTATCCAAGTATAGACCACGTAAGGCCGCTATGTAAAGGCGGGCTTCATTCGTGGAATAATGTTAAGCTCGCACACAGAAAATGCAATTCACTAAAGAGTGCAGAGGATAGAAAATGAACGCTTTACAATGGGAAAGAAAAATTAAAAAAGCGTGCAAAGCATTGGGGACATATGAAAAATCATTTGACTCTGTAATATCTACGCTTGCCGACATCATGGAGAAACGAGATTCTGCGCTCGATTCGTATGACGGAAACCCCATTGTTCAGCATACTAATTCTCACGGAGAAACAAATTCAGTGAAAAATCCTGCGCTAATGCTTTGGTTGGATTGCGACAAGGTTGCGCTCGCCTACTGGCGGGAGCTTGGACTTACTCCATCGGCCTACAAGAAGATGACCGGCGGAAAACAGGGAGAGGAGAAAGGCAGCGCCCTGGTGGAAGCGCTGAAAGCTATTGAAGCGAGTTAACGGCAAGCATTGGAAGATTGCCCTTGAATATGCCGAAGGCATCCGGGACGGCCGCATCGCGGCCAACCTTGAGAGAAAGCAGTGTGTTGAGCGGTTTTTCAGAGATATGGAAAATCCGGATTATGAGATAAGACCAAAAGGCCCGGAGTTTTGTATCAACATAATTGAGCGGACTTTGTGCCACCAGCAAGGTGAAGCTCTCGACGGCACGCCGATGAGAGGCAAGCCGTTCTTGTTGCAGCCCTTCCACATATTCATCATTTATAACCTTCTCGGCTTCTTCCTCAACGGGACGGAGATGGTCCGTTTCCACGAGGCGCTTATCTTCATTCCACGAAAAAATGTTAAGACGTCTTTCGCTGCAGCGCTCGCGTGGGCGTTGTCCCTCTGGTATCGCAGATCAGGCGCGAAGACATACGTATCCTCGGCGGCGCTTATGCAGTCCCTTGAGACCTTTAACTTTCTGGAGTACAACGTCGTCCACATGGGGGAGAGCGACAAGGACGGCGGACATGTCCATATCATAGACAACAACAACGAGCATTCGATGGAGGCTAACCTCCCGGATGGCTCGTTTTTTATTCGCGCTCTGGCGGCAAATCCGGACACGCAGGACTCGCTCAACTGCAATATTGCGATATGCGACGAGATCCATGCTTTCAAATCTCCTAAGCAGTACAACCTATTCAAAGAGGCGATGAAGGCATACACGAACAAGCTCATGATCGGGATCAGCACGGCCGGCGACGATGCGAACGGCTTCCTCGGTCAGAGATTGAAATATTGCCGGAGCATCCTCGACGGAACAATCAAGGATGAACAGTATTTCGTTTTCATTTGTTGCGCAAATCCGGACGAGAACGGAAACATTGATTATACGAATCCGCTTGTGCATGAGATGGCCAATCCTTCCTACGGCGTGACGATCCGCCCGCAGGAGATCCTGAACGACTCCCTGCAAGCCCAGAACGACCCGCAGCAGAGGAAGGATTTCTTTGCGAAGTCCCTGAACGTCTTCACAAACGCGATCAAGGCATATTTCAACATCTCTGAATTTAAGAGATCTGATTCAGCGTATGATTGGACGCTTGCGGAGCTTGCCAAGCTGCCGATCAAGTGGTTCGGCGGCGCCGACCTTTCAAAGATGCACGACCTGACCGCGGCCGTCCTCTATGGAGAATACAAGGGCGTCAACATCATCATTCCACATTGCTGGTTCCCGGTGGTCGCCGCCCACGAGAAAGCCGAGAAGGATAACATCCCGCTCTTTGGCTGGATGGATGACGGATGGTTAACGATGTGCAACACGCCGACGACGGAGTACAGCGACATCGTGAAGTGGTTCGTCGAGATGAAACAGCGCGGTTTCAAGATTGTCCAGGTCGGGCATGACCGAAAATTCGGGCGCGAGTACATCCGTCTGATGAAAAACGCCGGTTTTAAAGTTGTTGATCAACCTCAGTATTACTATGTGAAATCTGAGGGCTTCCGCCACATCGAGAAGATGGCGAAGGATGGGAAACTCTATTATCTCCATGCGGAGCCTTATGAATATTGTGTTGAAAATGTCAGAGCCGTCGAGAAGACGGACGACATGATCATGTATGAAAAAATACAGCAGACGTATCGAATCGACATATTCGACGCGTCTGTTTTTGCATGTGTCCGGTATTTGGAGAATGTTGACAAACAATCCAAGACGGCAAACTGGTGGAGGGAGGAGTAAATGGCCAGAAAAAGAAAAAAGACAGTGCGGAGCGGCACGAACACGGCCGGCTCTTCCAGCCGGGCGACGATCCTGCTCAGCGACTCGAAAGCTTATGACATGCTCTGCTTAGATGGCTACACGAGACTTAGCCGGAATCCCGAAGTTGTTACGGCGGTCACGAGGATTGCAGATCTCATCTCAAGCATGACGATCCACCTCATGGCAAACACGGCCAACGGTGACACACGGGTCATAAACGAGCTTTCGAGAAAGATCGACATCAACCCGAACAGATACATGACCAGGAAAACATTCATGTCGGCGATCGTCCGGAATATGCTGCTTGACGGGAATGGGAACAGCGTCGTCCGGGTCCGCACAAAGAGCGGACTCATCGACGACCTGGAGCCGATCCAGCCCTGCAGGGTGAGCTTTATCCCGGAGGGATACGGCTATCACGCCCTGATTGACGGGCGGAAATACAAAGCGGATGACCTGATCCACTGCGTGTGGATGCCTGACAGTGATTACCCGTGGCTCGGCGATGGCGTGCGGGTCGTCATTAAGGATCTTCTCGCGAATCTTACGCAGGCGCGGAAAACGGAAAATGCTTTTATGTCGTCGAAATACCGTCCGCCGCTCGTCGTGAAGGTCGACGGCCTTGCGGAAGACTTTGCAAGCCCCGCGGGCCGGTCGAAGCTCATTGCAGAGTATCTTGAAACATCCGAAGACGGTCAGCCCTGGGTAATTCCCGCCGATCTCATTGACGTCAAGGAAATCCGGCCGATGTCGCTGTCGGAGCTTGCCATCAATGACACGGTGGAGATCGACAAGAGAGCGGTCGCGGCGCTTTTCGGTATTCCCGCATTCCTTCTGGGGGTCGGGGAATACGATCAGAAAGCATGGAACAGCTTTATAAACAACGTGATCCGCCCGCTTTGCCGCGGGATCGAGCAGGAATTTACAAGAAAGCTGATTCTTTCGCCGAAGTGGTATTTCCGCTTCAACACGACCTCGCTCATGGACTGGGATCTTGAACAGATTTCCTCTGTATATGGCAGCTTGTCAGACCGCGGAATTATCACCGGCAACGAAGTCCGCGACAAGCTCGGCATGAGCCCGCTGGAAGGTCTGGACAAACCGCGGATCCTTGAGAATTACATCCCGGTCGACAAGATAGGCGATCAGAAAAAGCTTATTCAGGGAGGCAAAGACGATGAATAGAGATATTAGACAGGTCCGGACATGCATGTCCGACTTTGCAACGAGAGAAGACGGCGAAAATCCCAGAATTGAGGGTTATTTTGCTGTTTTTAATAGCAACTATGAGATCTTCAAGGGCTGTACTGAGTCAATCGCGCCGGGGGCGTTCACCGATGAGCTGGCTT